GGATCCAACGGATCTCTTCATGGATTAACTAAGTTTAGCATGGAGTCTGCTCCTGCTAATCAATTTTTTTTAGAATATATTGCTAGACCACAGACCGCTGAAATGTTTTTTGAAGATGTGCTTATGGCTTGCGTGTTTTACGGTATGCCGCTATTAGCAGAAAACAATAAACCAAGACTACTTTATCATCTTAGACGAAGAGGTTATAGAGGTTTTAGTATGAATAGACCAGATAAGATTTGGAACAAGCTATCTGTTACAGAGAAAGAAATAGGTGGTATGCCAAACTCTAGTGAAGACATTAAGCAAGCTCATGCTGCTGCTATAGAGATGTATATTCAAAACCACGTTGGCATGAAACCAGACGGCACTTTTGGTGGTTGTTATTTTAATGAAACCTTAAATGATTGGGCTAAGTTTGATATAAACAAAAGAACTAAACATGATGCTTCTATAAGTAGTGGTTTAGCAATCATGGCTTGCAATAGACACTTGTACAGGCCTAACCCAAATGTTGAAAAACCTAAATTAAATTTAAATATATCTAAATATTCAAACAAAGGCTCTACGTCGAGAATAATAAAATAACATGGCTTATACAACAAATAAATATTTTCCAAGTCAAGCAGTTTCAGATATTGAAAAAGCTTCTGATAAGTATGGTTTAAAAGTTGCTCAAGCAATAGAGCATGAATGGTTTGGTAATGATGCTAATAAAACGTACACTAAGTATAATAACATACAGAACAATTTTCATAATTTAAGATTATACGCTAGAGGTGAACAATCAATTAAAAAATACAAAGACGAGCTTTCTATAAACGGTGATTTAAGTTATTTAAATTTAGACTGGACACCTGTTCCTATAATACCTAAATTTGTAGATATTGTAGTTAATGGTATATCTGAAAGAACTTACGATATAAAAGCTTTTTCACAAGATCCATTTGGCGTAAAAGAAAGAACTGATTATATGGAGAACATTGTTTCTGATATGAGAAACGATGAATACAATCAAAGAGCTGAAACCGTATTAGGATTAAATTTAAGAAAATCAGAAGAGTCTGAGCTTCCAGCTACTAACGAAGAGCTAAGACTGCACATGCAGTTAACTTATAAGCAAGCTATAGAAATAGCTGAAGAGCAAGCGATAAATCTAACGTTTGAAAATAATTACTACGAAAGAATAAGAAAAAGAGTTAATTACGATCTAACTGTATTAGGTATTGGCGCTGTAAAAACAGAGTTTACTAATTCAGAAGGTATTAAAATTAGCTATGTAGACCCTGCAGATTTAGTGTATTCTTACACTGAGTCTCCATATTTTGAAGATATATATTACGTAGGTGAAGTTAAAACGATACCTATAAATGAACTTGTTAAACAGTTTCCTGATTTATTAGAATCTGAAATAGAAGAGCTATTAAAAACTAGAAACTTAGATAGGCGAGGCGGTTATGGCAGTTCGTATTATAATAAAGAATACGATAACAATAGCGTTCAAGTTTTATATTTTAATTATAAGACTTATATGAACGAAGTATTTAAAATGAAAGATTTAGCTAGTGGGGCTGTAAAAGCTATTTTAAAAGATGATAGTTTTAATCCACCTAAAGAAATGCTAGAAAACTTTAGCGTAGAGTCTAGAAAAATAGAGTGTCTATACGAAGGCGTTAAAATAATAGGATCTAACAAATTGCTAAAGTGGGAGCTTGCTTCTAATATGCTAAGACCTAAAGCTGATCACAGTAAAGTTAAAATGAACTATTCTATTATAGCGCCTAGAATGTACAAAGGTAAAATAGAAAGTTTAGTTAGCCGTATCACTGGTTTTGCTGACATGATACAGCTTACCCACTTAAAGCTACAACAAGTACTATCACGCATGGTGCCAGATGGTGTTTATTTAGACGCTGATGGTTTAGCTGAAGTTGACTTAGGCAATGGCACAAACTATAATCCACAAGAAGCTTTGAATATGTTTTTCCAAACAGGTAGTGTTATTGGTAGATCATTTACAAGCGAAGGCGACATAAATCCAGGTAAAGTGCCTATTCAAGAAATAACAAGTGGTAGTGGTGGTAACAAAATGCAAGCTCTCATAGGTAATTATAATTATTACTTACAAATGATTAGAGATACTACTGGGCTTAACGAAGCCAGAGACGGTAGTATGCCAGATAAAAACGCTTTAGTAGGTATACAAAAAATAGCAGCCGCTAATAGCAACACTGCTACAAGACATATACTACAGTCTGGTTTATTTTTAACAGCTGAAATAGCTGAAGCTATATCTCTTAGAATATCAGACGTAATAGAATATTCTCCTACGGCCGAAGGCTTTATACAAGCTATAGGCGCTCATAACACAGGTACTCTTCAAGAAATAATAAGTTTACCACTTAGAGACTTTGGTATATTTATAGAGCTAGCTCCAGACGAAGAAGAAAAAGCCATGCTAGAGAATAACATTCAAGTGGCATTATCTAAACAAAGCATAGAACTTGAAGATGCTATTGATATTAGGGAAGTTAAAAATTTAAAACTAGCTAATCAACTATTAAAGATACGCAGAACTAAAAAAGGAGAAAGAGATCAACAAGTACAACAACAAAACATGCAGATGCAAGCACAGCAAAACGCTCAGTCTGCACAAGCTGCGGCACAAGCAGATATTCAAAAGCAATCTGCTATAACACAGCAAAAAATAGGTTTAGCACAAGCGCAAGCTCAGTTTGACCAACAAAAAATGTTAGCTGAAGTTGAAGCTAAGAAAACCTTAATGGCTTTAGAGTTTCAGTACAATATGCAGCTAGCTCAAACAAACAATAATGTTTTATCTAATAAAGATAAAATGAAAGAAGATAGGAAAGACGAAAGAACTAAGATACAAGCTACTCAACAGTCAGAGCTTATAGATCAAAGAAAAACAGGTAGACCACCTAAAAACTTTGAGTCTGCAGGTAATGATATAGTTGGAGGTGGATTTAGCTTAGAAGCTTTTGACCCTAGATAACATTAATTTTTATATTTTATATTATGGAAGAAAAAGATTTAGAACAAGTTGAAGAAACTCAACAAGTTGAAGAAAGTAAATTTATGTCTGCAGATGATGACGATGTTATCAAAGTAGATTTAAACAAACCAGCTGAAGATGAAAAACCAGACGAAACAGCAGAAGTTGCAGATGACACAACTGACGACACAGGAGTGGTTGGAAGCGATGAAGACGCCGAGCCCGTACAAGAACAAGAAGAAGTACAGCCGGAAGTTGAAGCACAAGAACAACCTGTAGTTGAAGAGATTACGGAAGAAGTAGAGGAAAAAGTAGAAGAAGTTGTAGAGCAGGCTGAAGAAGCTATTGCCGAAGCAGAAGCTACAGGTAAACCTTTACCAGAAAATATACAAAAGCTAGTTGATTTTATAGATGAAACTGGTGGTAGTGTTGAAGACTATGTTTTATTAAATCAAGACTTTTCTAAAATGGACGATATGTCTGCTTTACGAGAGTACTACGCTAGAACAAAGTCGCATTTAGATGCTGAAGAAATTAACTTTTTAATTGAAGAAAATTATAACTTTGATGAAGAAGTTGATGATGAAAGAGACATTAGAAAAAAGAAAATAGCCTTGAAAGAGCAAGTTGCCGAGGCTAAAGCCTACTTAGACGGGCAAAAGTCTAAATATTATGAAGAGATTAAAGCTGGTTCAAACCTTTCGCCAGAACAGCAAAAGGCTATGGATTTCTTTAATCGATACAACAAAGAATCAGAAGAGATTCAAAATAGAACTAACGAAGAAGTTAAACGTTTTACTATGAAAACTGATAATGTTTTCAACAACAAATTCAAAGGTTTTGAATATAACGTTGGTGATAAAAAGTTTAGGTTTAATGTTGGTGATGTAAACAAAGTTAAAGAAACACAAAGCGACGTCAATAACTATATCAGAAAGTTTCTTGATAAAGACGGGTTTATGGATGATGCTGCAGGTTACCATAAAGGCTTGTTTACCGCTATGAATGCTGACGCTATAGCAAAACATTTTTATGAACAAGGCAAGTCAGATGCTTTAAAAGATAGCATTGCAAAGTCTAAAAACATAAATATGGATCCACGTAAATCAGCTCCACAATTTGAAGCTGGTGGTATTAAAGCTAGAGTATTAGGCGATAGTTCTTCTGATTTTAAATTTAAAATTAAAAAGAAATAATTAACGTTTAAAACTATTTATTATGGCAATTACTGCAGGTGGTAGTTTGAATAGTGTTCCAGCTACTGTTAAGCAAACACTACAAACAAACTACCTAGATTTAGCGTCTACATCCGGACAAGGATGGGCGCAACAATACGTGCCAGACTTGATGGAACAAGAAGCTGAGGTTTTTGGACCTCGTACAATTTCTGGTTTCCTTGCTCAAGTTGGTGCTGAAGAGGCTATGACAGCTGATCAAGTTGTATGGTCT